AGAAACCAACATACAGGATATGTTATTCCTGGAAAATAGGGATAGAAAATACAGTCCTGATGTGTACAGCATAAGAGGAATATACAACGTTCAAGATATTGACTTTGATATGAGTCAATTTGGATTGTTCTTACAAAATGACACATTGTTCATGACGATACCTATCACTTCAAGTGTGAAAACTTTGGGTAGAAAAGTGATGCCGGGTGATGTATTTGAATTACCTCATTTGAAAGATGAATATGCACTGAATGATTTTAATGTAGCACTGAAAAGATTTTATGTGGTTGAAGATGTTAACAGAGCGGCAGAAGGTTTTTCACAAACTTGGTATCCACACTTATATAGAGTTAAGTTAAAACAAATTTACGACTCACAAGAATTTAAAGAAATATTAAACAAAGATGCTGGAGCAGGTGATGGTAAAACATTAAGAGATGTGCTTTCAACTTACGAAAAAGAAATGCAAATCAACAATGCTGTGGTTCAACAAGCAGAAGCAGATTCACCTAAATCAGGATATGACATAGCACATTTTTATACACTACAAGTTGATGACCAAGGAAAACCGGAACTTGTTACAACGGATACAACTCAATTAGACACAACTACACAAAACACATTAGCAGATAGAGTAAATCAAACACCTAGCAAAGAAGGTTATGATGGATATATTCTTGGTGATGGCATAGCACCGAATGGTGAACAGTTTGGATTTGGTATCAGTTTTCCAACTGCTTCAGACAAAGGTGATTATTTTTTACGTACTGACTTTTTGCCAAATAGATTGTTTAGATTTGATGGTGGACGTTGGGTAAAAATGGAAGATAACATACGTATGACACTAACTAATACTGATACAAGAAGTACACAAAAAGGTACATTTATTAATAACACTAAAACATCAACGATTGCTGGCGAATCAGTTACTGAAAGACAAAGTTTATCAAAAGCACTCAGACCAAAGGCAGATAATTAATGCAATTTTTTTACGACGGACAGATTAGAAGATATATTACTCAAATAATTAGACTGATGAGTAATTTTTCATATAAAGATGGAGATGGTTCTTTAAGAACTATTCCTGTAATGTATGGAGATATTACAAGACAAGTATCACATATTATAAGAGATAATTCAGAAAATAAATTACCGTCTGTGCCTAGAATGGGTGTGTATGTTACCGGTTTAGAAATGGACAGAACTCGTTTAGCAGATTCTAGTTTCATTAGTAAAGTTCATGTTAGAGAAAGAGCATATGATAGTGCTGGTAAAGAATATCTAAATGAACAAGGTAAAAATGTCACTGTTGAAAGATTAATGCCAACACCGTATACATTAACATTGAATGCTGATATTTGGACATCAAACACTGAACAAAAATTACAAGTAATGGAACAAATAATGATGTTGTTTAATCCATCTCTTGAAATACAAACCACAGACAACTACGTTGACTGGACAAGTTTAAGTGTAGTAGAATTATCTCAAATTAATTTTTCATCTAGAACTATTCCATTAGGAACAGAAACAGAAGTTGATGTTGCTACTTTAGGTTTTACAACACCTATATACATTTCACCTCCAACAAAAGTAAAAAAATTAGGAGTAATCACGCACATTATTACAAGCATATTCAATGAGCAAACAGGAAATATAGATTTAAGTCAAACTATGCCTGAACTGAAAGCATATCAAGATGGATATGAAAACAGCATTAAGTTAGACGACAAAGGAAGAGCCGTAAGAAAAGATACAGACTCAGTACAAGGAACAACAGGTATTAACGTAGATATCTATGTATTGAATAGTGTTGCTCAAATTATTACAAAAGGTGTAATAGGTGGCGAAGTATGGACAGGAAATGTATTAACAATACCTAATTTTAAAAATGGATTAAGCAAACTCTATTTGAATAGAGAAGGCATTGATGCTCAAGTAGTTGGAACAGTAGCAGTAAACGAAGCAAACCCATTCCAATTATTAATTGATTGGGATGAAGACACAATTCCAACTGACACTGTAATTGTTGGCCCGATCACAACAAGCGGATCAGTTGACTTTATAGTAGATCCTACAAAATTTGATCCATCAACTGTCAAACAAAATGGAAAAAGATTATTGTTGTTAAAAGGTATTGGCTCATCAGATAATGAAGATGGTGCAGATGCTTGGAAAGGTGACAGCAATATAGATTTAGTTGCTGGTGCTAATGACATTATAGAATGGAACGGCACAAATTGGGAAGTCATTTTTGATGCCAGCACAACAACAGATACCACTCACGTTACCAATTTAAACACAGGCGTACAATACAAATGGAATGGTAGTGAATGGTTATTGTCTTTCGAAGGTGAATATCGAAAAGGCACTTGGAAGATCCAGTAGTCATATAATTACTTACATGAGCAATAAAATTGTAGGGTGTGGAGCACTCTTCTACACATTAGATACCAAAAGATTTTTGTTACTACACAGAACCCAAAGCAAACAAAATAATGTTTGGGGACTGGTAGGTGGTACAACCACAACAGATAAAAATTTGTGGGAAGGTCTTCAAAGAGAAATTAAAGAAGAAATAGGCGATCAAAAAGTAAAAAAAACTATTCCAATGGAAACATTCATCAGTAACGATGAAAATTTTTTGTACCACACTTATTTGTGTGTTGTTGAAAAAGAATTTATTCCTGCATTAAACACAGAACACGATGGATATGCTTGGGTAAGTTTTGGCAATTGGCCCAAACCATTACACCAAGGTCTACGTAAGACTTTTCAAAATAAAACAAATCAAATTAAATTAGACACTGTGTTTAAGATGTTAAAATTAATCAAATGAAAATAATCGGCGATGTTATGTTGGATGTCTGGGTACAAGGTAATTGTACCAAAGTATCTCCAGAAGCATCAGCACTTGTTCTTAAAGAAAGCAAACGCAATTACAACGTAGGAGGGGCAGGAAATCTCGCTTTAAACCTATCAAACTTGGGCGTAGACACGCATCTTTATAGTTCGGTGGGCAACGATGCCCCAGGGCATAAAATACAGGAAATATTGTTAAAAAATAACATCAAAACATTCATTAGTAGCGATGCCAAAACAAGCACAGTGAAGACTAGAATGATTGGTAGTGATGGTCAACACCTATTAAGACTTGATAAGGAAGACAAATATACTGATGCTGAACCTACCAAAAATTTAATTAAAAATTTACAAAAGGAAGATATTGTTTTAATAAGTGATTACGATAAAGGAGTGGTTAATAATTCTTTAGTCAAAGATATTGTGTCTTCTGTAAAAAGAGTTTATGTTGATCCAAAACAACAACCTACAAATTATAAAGGTGCATATCTTGTGAAACCTAATATGAAAGAGTATGAACAATGGTTTGGTGATTTCACAAAAGAAAGTGCAGAAAAATTTAGAAAAGAGTTTGCTTGGGAGTGGCTTGTAATAACTGACGGTGGTAATGGTATTCATGTTGTTGGTGAAAATACTTATGAACACATCACAGGTGATGCTGTTGAATTAGCAGATGTCAGCGGTGCGGGTGATACTGTTCTAGCAATAATTGTAAAGTATGTTGAGCAAGGATCAAATATGATTGATGCTTGTACATTGGCATTGAAAGGTGCTAGTGCTGTGGTTCAACACAGAGGAGTAACTGTTGTACAATTATCAGATATAGAAGATACAGTGGTTTGGACCAATGGTGTTTTTGATATATTACATCAAGGTCATTTAGAATTGCTTAAATTTTCAAAAAGCCAAGGAGATAAATTGATTGTTGGCATTAATTCAGACGAAAGTGTTAAAAGATTAAAAGGCGAAGGTCGTCCATTAAACAACAGCATTGTAAGAAAGCAACAACTATTAGAACTTCCATGGGTAGATCAAGTTGTTGTGTTTGAAGAAGACACACCTATTGAAGCAATTAAAACACACCAACCAAATGTAATAGTAAAAGGTGGAGATTATACTGTTGAAACAACAGTAGGCAATGAATTAGCAGATGTAAGAATATTTCCAACAGTGAAAGGTTTTTCAACATCTAATATAGTGGATAAAGTAAATGAACAAAGAAATAAAAAATAATAAAATTATTATAAAGAATGTTTTATCTGATGAACATTTTAAACAACTAACAGATATTATTCTGAGTGATAAATTTCCTTGGTTTTATCAAGACCATGTTGTGAATCCGGAACAATCTAGCACAGAAGAAAAATATCAAATACAGTTTGTACATAAATTTCATGAAGTTAGTAATATTGTAACAGGACCAGAAATATGGAATATGTTAATACCTATATTTGCTGTGTTACAACCTCATACTTTTTTACGTGTGAAAGCAAACAATATTCCTGGACAAGATAAAATTATTACTCACGGTATGCATTGTGATGTGAGTGTGCCATTAAGTTATACAGCAATTTTTTATTGTAATACAAATAATGGTTATACAGAATTCAAAGATGGAGATAAAATTGTAAGCGAAGCAAACTCAATGGTGATATTTCCAAGTTATATGGAACATACTGGAAGCACTTGTAGTAACGCAAGGTCAAGAGTGAATATAAACATCAATTATGTTACACATCATTCTGACCAACTTGTGAAAGATATTGCTCCTAAAAATTCTGAAGAAATTGTAAAACTATGGAGTCATGTATGAGAATTGTTGTAACAGGATCTGCTGGTTTTATAGGAAAAAATTTAATTAAACATCTAAGAGATCAAAACCATGATGTAACTGAATTTGAATATACTGAAAATAGTTTTCCTGATCCTAGTTTGTATGATTGGGTTATACATCTAGGTGCTATTAGTTCTACAACAGAAAGAAATGTAGAATTAATAATGAATCAAAATTACGAATACAGTTTAAAATTATTACAAATGTGCGACACAATGGGTGTAAATTTTCAATATTCCAGTTCTGCTAGTGTGTATGGTAACACAAACAGTTTTGTAGAAAATGGTCCAGTATATCCACAATCACCATATGCTTGGAGCAAGTATCTATTTGACAGATTTGTTCAACAAGCAATGGGAGAATTTAAAATTCTAGTACAAGGTTTTAGATATTTTAATGTTTATGGCAATAATGAAGAACACAAAGGAGACCAAGCATCTCCAGTAACAAAGTTTTCTAAACAAGCAAAAGATACAGGAATAATTAAAGTTTTTGAAAACAGTGACAAGTTTTTGAGAGATTTTGTATGTGTAGATGATGTATGTAACGTACATTGTCAAATGCTTGAAAAGGATACAAGCGGTATTTTTAACATAGGAACAGGCAAAGCAACATCATTTCAATCAGTAGCAGAGTCTGTAGCCAAAAAATACAATGCCAAAATAGAAACTATTCCAATGCCACAAGCATTGAAAGGACAATACCAGTCTTACACCTGTGCAGATTTGACAGAATTAAATAAAAATGTTACAATAAATTATAAAACAGTTGAGCAATATTTAAATGATCAATAAAGAAGGAAAAGTAGATAAAGGTTGGGGTTATGAATTAATATGGGCCTCCAACGACAAGTACTGTGGAAAAATAATGGTATTTGAACGCAAAGGTGCAAAATTTTCAATGCACTTTCATAAAACAAAAGATGAATCATGGTTTGTAAATGAAGGCAAATTCCTTTTAAGTTGGATAGATACTAAAACAGCAACACTGTTAACAAAAGAAATAAAAGAAGGTGAAACTTGGAGAAATTTACCTTTGATGCCTCATCAAGTACAATGTTTAACTGATAGAGGAAGTATCACAGAAGTAAGCACCGCTGACGATCCAGAAGACAATTACAGAGTCATTCCTGGAGATTCTCAAAAAAAATAATTATTTAGATTTTGTAGGAACACATTCCTCACACATACAATCTGGACAATCCTGACATTCTGTGCATGAAGACTTACAGTGCTGTTCACAGCCACATTGCGGACATATATATTTGATGAGTTGATCCATTAAGCCTGTGCTTCAGACCAACGCAGTGTAACTGTTCCTGCTA